GTTGCTACCGTTCCTATTATTGGAATGATAGTGCGCCGCCGTTGACACCAATCTTTGATAGGTAGTCTGCTGCGTTACCTAGTGATGATGCTTGGTTGTTTAGCTCAACATAGCCATAACGTGTCATGAATGATACTGTTGGCTCGAATGTTGCTGGATCTAGAACTGTACCTGAGCTCATTAGAGGGATGTATGGGCAGTAGAATGCTGCTGCGTCCATTTCGCCATCGCCTTTGTAACCTACTAGGATGTCTGCATCGTCTGCTGCGTACTGGTTTACAAACACTTTCATTGTGCCGTTTAGAGTACCAACGAACTTTGTATTTGTTGGTGCTTCGAATGGGCCTTCTGTTGTGCGAGCAAATGCTGATGTAGTTGCTGACTGTAGAACAGTTAGGATTGTTGGTGAAACTACTACGTAGTTACCTGCGCCACGGCGTGTGCGTGATGCGATGATGTTTGCTGAACGGTTGATTAGAACCGCTAGTGCAGCGTGTTGGTCACCAACGAATGTTGCTTGACCTGAAACGTTGCCTTGATCATATGTGTCAGTTGCAGTACCAGCTAGAGCTAGTAGTGAACCGATGATTTCTTGGTCGATTTCAGCAGTGATTTCTTGTGCAAGTGCTTGCATGATTTCTGCTTCAACGTCTAGACCGTGCATTGCGTTTGCATCCTGTGCTGCTTCAAATGTCCAACGTGCTGATAGCTTGCGTGTTTTTGCTTCAACTGTCTGCTTTAGGACTTGAATTGACATACGACGACCTGCCGCTGCTTCTAGTGTTGAAGTTGAAACTGCTTTACCTGCTGCTGCGTCGCCTGAATAGCCTGCTGCGATTGCGAATGGTGATAGTGCTTCATCACCAGCGTTAACGCCTGCTGCTGTTTCTGAGTAACGTACACGTAGTGTGTGGATTTGGCCTACTGGGCCAGTCATTGGCTGAACACCAACAAGTTCGTTTGCAATAACAGTTGGCATAACACGACGGATTACTGGAAGGATAACTTTGTTTAGTGTTGCAATGTTTCCTGCCATTGTTGTGCCTGATAGTGCGGCTTCTGAAAGGTAGCTCTTTGTGTTCTCAAGAACTGTTTCCATTACTACCTTTTTGTTGCCTTTTAAACCATCAGTTAGGGCTTCTTTTGCTGCGCCCCAGTTTTCAAATAGGTTTTGTGACATTTGGTATACTCCTTATTAATTGATACCAGCTAGTTTTTTAAGGTTAATAATTTCGGCTTCGCTTTCAGTATCCTGTGTGCGGGCCTTGTTACCTGTGATCTCAGTCTTCTGAGTCTCATTAATGATTTGCGCTTTTGGTGCTTTAACTGTTTCGTTAAGCACTGTTGGCAAATACTTGTTGTATGCAGTCTGTAGCTTGCTTGTAGCTACTGACTCAAGTAGGTTTGCCATCAAATCACGCTTATCTTTTGATAGAGGGCTTAGAAGTTCATCCATTTTTTCTTTACGTGCATTTGATTCTGCAATACGTGCTGCTTTTTTATGTTCTGCTTCAATTAGTGCCTCTTTTTCAGTAATTACAATCTGTGATTCAACAAGTGCTGATTTCACTGATAGTAGTTCCTGTGATAGCTTAGAAATTTGTGTGCCTTCGGCTAGGTGTGAGCTCATGAATTCTGCTGCAAATGTTTCGAATAGTTTGCGACCAAACATATTTTCTTTTGCAGTTTGAATGTCTTCTTTAAGTGTTGATAGCTCTGATTTTAGTGTTGATTCTACAATCTTAGCTAGTTTAGCACTTGCTTTTGAGACAAACTCACGTTTAGCTTCAGCAATCATTTCTTTACCTTCTTTCACCAGACGAACTTTCTCTGCGATAAGTTCTTTTTTGTCTTGGTGGAATTCGTTAAGTTCTGAAGTTAGTTGCTCCATTACGAAGTCTTCTAGCTTCTCGAAGTTTGATTCTTGAAGTTTACGGTCTTCACGTAGTTCTGCGATTTCTCTTTTTAGAGTTTCCATTACGAACTGATCTAGAAGTGCAGCGTGTTCTTTTAGCTTACGCTGATATTCAACTTTTGCTGAAACTGCTGCCTTTTTATCTTCAGCAAATTCTACTAGTTCTGCTTTAATTGTATCTGATAGCATTGCATCTAGTGCTTCCACCATTTGCTCTTTATCTGATTCATAACGATTTGCAAATTCTTCACGTAGTTCTGCTGTGATCTCTTCACGTGCTTCAGTTAGCTTGGCATTCCAAGCTTCTGAAAGTGTTGAGCGTACTTCTTCGCTTAAAACTTCTGAACTTAGGAGTTGTTCGATTGCATGAGCCATTATCTTCTCCTAATGTCTAGGTTGTTTATAAATTTAAGTACCTCTTCTTGCAGGTACTTTTGTGCGGCTTTATCGTGGTTAGTTGCTTTTGCAACGTCCATTAGAATATTTCCGCGCTTGCCATTCATGATAGCTTCGTATAGTGGGTCTGGATAAGCATCAGGTGCTGATGGGTTAGCCACGATATCAACAGTTTGAATATCAAACTCTGATACTTGCCCACTTTCATTGACGTTGCCGCTACCACGACTTGACACGCCAAGTTTTACTCCGTTCTCCAATAGTGTACGACAAATGTTTCCCATTGGAGTTGGTAGTAATTTAAGACGACCGTAACCATCTGCTCCGTTCATCCACATTTTTTCAATTATGTGGCTTACACGGTCTAGGTTAACTTGTAGATCATCTGGATGATCTGCTTCGCCTAAAACTGAATAACCAGATTCGATTTTGCTTTGAACTGATTTAACTGCCTTTGCAATTTCTGATACTGGATAGACTCGTTGGTTTTGATTGCGTTTGTCACCCTGAACAAAGATACCCTCCATGAACAAGTTTTTACCGCCGCGGCCATCATCTTTGGCTTCGGTTACGATACTTGCTTGATCAAATGTTAGGTGTTCTCTAAGTGGACGCATTTTATTTTGGAGCCTTATTAATCATTGAGTCTGTGCCTGGCTTAGCTGGTGCTGCGCCTTTTTTCTCTGCGCCGTGACCTTTTGACATCTTGTTTAGTGATGCGCCTTCGCCTGGGTGCTTAAAGCCTGACATAGCTTGTGCTTTTGGTGCTGGACGACCTGCTTCTTTAGCATGTCCTGTGTTTAGTAGTGAACCGCCCATTGCTGGTTTACCTTTAACTGGTGATGCTTTGCCGTCATCGCCTGCTGGCATTTCAACCGGATGGATTGCTCTGTCTTTACCTACTTTTTTAAGTTCAGCTGATTCTTCTAGTTCTTCAGCTTCTTCTTCTAGTTCTTCTTCGTCAGCTTCAAAAGTAAATTCTTCTTCAACTTCTTCATCTTCTTCGTCATCGCCCATGTCCATGTCGTCCATGTCGTCCATGTCACCAGACATATCGTCGTCCATGCCATCTTCATCATCTGACATGTCGTCGCCCATTAGCTTTGCGAATTCTGCTTTTAGGTCAGCTAGCGCATCTTCAACACTTGTGATAGCATCACCGATGTCACCGTTGTCGTCGCCTTCTGCGTCGAAACCGTCATCTGCTGCTAGTTCCATGTCTGCGTCTAGTTCGCCTTCATCTTCATCTTCAGCTTCACCGAATGCTTCTTCAGCTTCGATTTCTTCGTCTGCTGTTTCAATGTCGTTTAGGAAGTCATCTGATTCTTCATCGCCAAATGCTTCTTCTAATTCTTCTTCTGCGATGTCATCTTCAACGATTTCATCTTGCTCAACAAGATCACTCCAGATCTCGCGAGCTTTTTCAACAAAAGCCTCATGTAGTAGATCTTCAGCTGATGCTGAATCACCGTTCACTAGGCTTTCAATGATCTTTGTATAACGATCTTGAGCTCTCATTGTTAAATCTCCTTTTCTATATAGGTGTGGGTTATAACATTATTATTTAAGACGCTTTGGTTAAGACCATAGCGAAATGCGGTTAAAACCGCGATTTTGATTATAGTCTTAGA